TCCTTGTGGGATGCGGTTTTAGTAGCTACTTGGATTGAGATGTTCTGCGCATCCAGCTGCTTTTGCATTTCCTTGCGGGTGTTCTCCAACTCGGTCAACTGGCCTTTCAGCGAGTCAATTCCGGTGGTCATCTTGGCCTCGATTGCGGTCTGCAATTCGGCCTGCTTGGTTTCTACTGCTTTCGCGTGGTCCGCGAGGGCAGCGGTTAATTCTGCTTTATCCATTTCTTAATAGTATTTTTAGGATTTCTTGCCTTGTCAGCGGCTCATCTTTTTGTTGAGTGGCTTCGCGCCGGCTCAAAATGAGTGCTTCAATATGGCTTTTTATTTTTTCTAACTCTTCCAACTCCACATCCGGGAGGTCTGATTTTAACAGCGCCTCGATGTATTCGATTTCCGTCAACATCTCATCTTCGGTTTTTAAGTCTACCGTGACCGCCGAAGGGTGCGCCGGGCGCTTGGTGAGGGTCGAAACTTCGAACAAAAATATCTCTTTGAGGTAGTTCCACTCCCCATTTGTATCCTCTTTTACGGGCACATACCCAATCGAATGTCCCATTGATTTGCCAACCTCGGCCATCGCTTTATATTGGGCATAGGTTTCCGCGCCTATCTGCGTGTCCATTATCAGTTTGGATGTCACCAGCAAGCCAGTGGCATCCTCTGCCAACTCGGTTATAACGCCGGGCATCTCGTCTGAATAGTGGTTTTTATAGTGCTGAATGTCGGAGAAGTTCTCGGCGATGGTCTTTTTGTAGGCCCCCGGAACTACTATATCTTTGACCCGATCCGGTGTATTGAAGATAGAGGCGTAAAATTTTACTACCCCCTTTTCGTCAACATCTGCAACTTGGGTCATTACTGACTTGTAATTGAGATCGCGGTGTTTGAGTTTAGGTTTCATGCGTGTGTAAGTTATATATTTATTTTCTTTCGATTGAGGTTATGCCGGCAAAGTTATCAACGAACACCGGCAGTTTATAATGTTTGCAGCACCTCCGGCTTCATCGCCGGGGTACATCATGTGTGTTCCATCGCCCATGTCAAACGATTCGTGAGGGTCGATTCCGTCCTGCGCATACGACCACTCTTCTGCGTGCATATGGCTCTCTCTGACCCCGGTTAAACCGGAAGTAGACCAGAATTTTTTGTAGGCAATGCCAGCCGATTCAGCACCCAGATAGGCCGCCTCGTTGGACGCGCTTATTACATCCGTGCGGGCGATGGTTATAGCCCTTGACCTGCTTGCAATGTTAAACGCGCTTTGCAATTCCTTTGCAATATTCGGAACGCTCAACCCCTTACCCATCGCCTCGGCCAAATAATCGTTCAGCAATTTCTGCGTAGTGGCCGTCATGTTCTTTATCCGGTTCAGCTTTCGACCCAGCAACTGCGGGCCGATAAACTCGTTAAAGTACGACACCCAGCCATCGGCCTCATCAGCTTTGCGGGTCCGGCGTAGTAACGCCATCCGGCTTTTAGCCGAAGATTTCAACCCTACCTCAAAAATCATGCGCCGGAAAACTGCTAACAAAGGCTCGTCAGAAACAAACAATGGTATCTGCTGCAATGCCTCATCAGGCCCCTGATTTCGGGCGATGTCGATAATGGGCGCTGCCTGCTGGCGAAGCGCCGCGTAAAACAATCGCTGATATTTATAAGTCGTAGTCACCAAAATCTCCGCTTTCAAGTTCCATTTGACTTAACGGCCGCTCACCGACCGTAAATATAGGCTCGTCCATAATAGGTTTTTGAATCGGGTATATACCGGTAGCCTGCCTGATTTCATTTTTGGCGTAGCCTGCCGCTTTCATCCACGCAACTTTTGTTTCCATACCTTCTTGCAATGCTTCCACACCGGAATAGTCAAAGCCAAAGTACAAATCTTTGTAGCTTTCCACTCCGGTAATAAGCATTTCATTCAATGCGTGTTCCACCGATCGCAGGTTTGGGATTATGCAGTCCGTCCAAGCTGCTTTACGGGCCGTGAGCATATTGTTGTACGTTGACCCTGCCACATCGCCAAACAGCGCCGAGGGTAGGCCATACACGTTGCACAATGCCCGGCGGCCCTCGCGGCTGCTCTCCAATATGTTCATGGATGCCAATTCAGCACCCAAGTTGATTACGCCGTATTTTTCTTTTAACACCAACGGCAACCCTCTGGTGGTCTTGCTGGCGTGTTCTTTTATTTTCTTCTGCATCTCATCGCGCTGGTCATCTGACAAGCGGTTAAACTCCGGCTGACCGCTGGCATCCCGGAACAACAGATACGGAGGCCCTTGATTTTCAAACTGCTTCAACTCGGTTACCGCCGATTGATTCTGTTTTCCAAGCACCTGCCGGGCGGCTTTGAGTGGCGATTGACCGTAGAACGTCAGGTCAGTACCAAAAAGTGGGTTGAAGAACTTGCTGTGGTAAACTTCCTCGGAGGTGAACTCCTGCCGGGATAGTTCGAGTTTATACCCCTTTACTGGTGACATCCAATCGCCGGTAATTATTTCTACATCATTGGCTGGCATTAAATAGATACCACCGGCTTTCCCTCTGTTTATGCCGGCAGAAATGCGAGGGTAGTAGACAAACGTGTTGCCCGTTACAAGGCGGTAAATCAGAAAGCCACTCAAAAAATCATCGGTGTACATGGACGCGTTTACCTTGTGGAGGTAGGTTTTCAATTCGTGATTGTCCACTTCTTCATTCTCTCCATCGGATAGCCTGCGGTATAGCTTTAATTTTGCCTGCTTGCGCATATTATCGATTCGCGAAATAATCGAATAGACATCAGCGTTTCCGGCATACCCTTCTTTGATGTAGCTATCCAGATTGTCTTCAGGGAAGGTGGCGATGCCCGAAATTACGCGCATATCATACAATGCCCGGTTAAGCATATTTTCCGAGGGTTGTATGCCGAAAATCGCGTTAAATATTGCTTTAAATTTGTTCATAATCAATGAAGATTGATTGGTCTTTTTGTTGTGCGTAAAGGTATAGGCTCACCGCATACCGAATAGCATCAATGGCATGATTGAATGCATCTTTCGGCTGGTTAATAAACGCGCCGTTTTTATCAGTTCGCCATTGGTAAAACATATTTTCCTTTATAATGTTATGGCTCCTTGCCGTGACAAAAACTTTATGCCGCTTCAAAAAGTCAATCCCGGCGTTAATGCTTCCGGGGCGCTTGTCCGCTGATATTGCGTGGATGCCGTAGTACTGCAAGTCTTGTATCGACTTTGGTTCAGCGCTGTCACAAACTACCACCTCCGATGTGTAGCCTTCTTGCTTCATAATGCTGGCAACATCCGAGGTTACCAAACCTTTCTGATAGCACACCTCATCCACATACAAGCTATCTCCGTCAAGGTGGACCCGGACGATTGCCGTAGGGTCTATTGAAAACCCGAAGTCCAACCCATACCAAGCCTTGTCAGTGCGCGGAAATTCGGGTATTGTTTCCCAAATTTTAAATATCCGACCCTCTTGGATGCCGCCCCACTCGCCAAGTGCGTAGATTTTATAGTAGTTTTCGTCAATTTCTTTGTAGGCTTCTAACTGTTCGATATAAGCGCTGTCAATAAACTTGTTGTCCTTGTAGGTGGTGCGGATTACACTTGTAAAATTGGCAATCTTGGTATTATCAAAAAAGTGCTTTTTAATCCAGTGTTCCTCGTCTATCGGGTTGAAGGTTAGAGTAATCTGCAAATCTTCCGCCCCCCTCAAACGCAAATTCAGCTGGTTAAATTCCGGTAGTGATAGTTCGTTCGCTTCTTCAATCCAAACGCGGGTAATCCCGGAAATGGATTTAATTTTCTCCGGGTCATCAAGTCCTTTAAAAAGTATCTGCGACCCGTTTATGAATGTTATTGTGCGATCGGTTTTATTTTCGGAATAGTAGCCGTCCAACTCCCATTTTTTCATAACATCCAGAAACAATGCTACAACGGAATCCCGGAGGCTGGTCGCGTATTTTCTGACTACCAGCAGTTTTTGGCGTGATGAAAAGCATTTGATTATTTCATGCTGGGTCTGGGAATAACTCTTACCAGATCCCGAACCTCCGTAATTTATTACAAAACGAGATTCCGCTTTTCGGAGTTCACCAAAAAGCGGATTGAAAATTTTATCGTAATTATGTGCAAAATTAAACTCCATCTGGGAGGATTATTTTGATTTGCTTCCCATCTGATAGGTGGTCAAATTCGCTCCGTTCAATAAACCCTCGTTTCTTTCCTTTTGTTTTGAGTGCAAATATAATCGCTGTTGTATCTCCTTTGCTGATTCGTTCTGCCAGAGCATTAAACGCAAAATCAATAAACACTTCGTCAGGCTCGGCATTGTCTATAGCTTCCTTAAATTTCGGGTCAAGTTTCATGTACTCATAAAACGTGTTCCGGCTAACGCCAATAGCCTTGCAAGCCTCGGTAATATTGCCAAACGTTCTACTGTAAGCATCAATGAAAGCCTTCTTTTTTATTGCTGTGCCGTCAGTTTTTGTTTTCGCTGTCATCTCACCCTCCCCTCAATAATTCGCTTGTTGTGTATGGTAAAATGGCCGTTCTCTTCAAGGTCCACGATCGCAAAGCCATGATTCCATTTCGTAAATGCGAACGGCCGGTATTCCGGTGATAGGTCTGAAAGGCAGCCTATTGAAGCGCAGACGGTGGGCGAGTTGTTCAAGTCGTTCTCGTGGTGGGCGCTCGTCTGGTGGTTATGCCCTGCGATAACCGAAGTCTTGGCCCGCAGAAATAGGCCCCGTGCAGGGTTCACCGGTGAAAATATAGACTCCCCAAATTCATGGCCGTGAATTACCAGCAGCTTCCCGAAGTTGGCCATCTGGCGGCTGTCAATTACCGGTATTTCCATCTCTTCGAGTTGCAGTAGTTTATCGAATTGCATCGCATCAAGGTCGTACAATTCCGGCGCTTGCCGAATCAGGTATGAGTTCCAGCGATCTTCGTGGTTGCCCATTTTGTAGTATATGGGGTAGCCAAGACCTTTGAGGCCGTACAGAAAGTCGATGGTAGCATCAATTTCGACCTGCGGGGATTGAATAGTAGGTTCTTTGCCCCAGCGCGAAATTTTGGCAAAGTCGATAACATCGCCATTGAGGTATATGCCGTCAATGCCATGCTCTTGTCCGTAGTCGAGGGCCGTCATAATGGCCCGGATGTCGTGATAGGGGATATGTATGTCGGAGAGGATGAGAATGGATTTGTGGTGCTTGGGGAGGTACCAGTTGCGTTCGCGTGGTGGTTTTGGTTTGTGCAGATATTCTGCCATATATTCGCTGACCTTCTGTTCTTGCCGGATCAGGTCTGGGTTAGCGTATTTCAGTCGTGCTTTACCTCTTGCGCCTCGCTGTTCTCGGATGCAAGACCTAACGGTTTCCACTTCGTCAGGTTCCCATATTCCGGGGTTTTCAGTAACAATCTTTCGTGCGAGTGTCCGGTTGGCAAAATCTCTGCCGATAAAATTGGCGAGATAGGACTTTATAAGTTCTTTTCGCTGATTATCCATAAAAGCAAAGTTAAGCAAAAAAGCAATAGGGTGGGTCGGATAGTTGATAAGTAAGCGTTTTCACTATTTTCACTC